TTTTGTCAATATCTGCAACTCGAACACGTGTGGTGTTACTGCATTCGCGTTGTATATCGGATCAGGTGAGCCACCAGTGTAAACAGGGTTTTCAAATATATCGGCGTTTAAACCTGTGCCGCTGTACGCAAATTGTCGTTGTTTCAAATCCACAGGTAAAGAGCCTGTTTTAATAATTGAATAATAAACACCCGTTGAGTTAATAATACCGGTGCTAGGGACCGCCGCTTCGATTATTCGTGACGCTGACCATTGCAGGCCTCGTTTACGATTCATCTCACTGTACGATTGAGTACAAAACGCGCGAAAACCGTTAATGACTCTAAGTATCATGTTATCGGTGTTATTGATAAGCCAAAATTTAGGGTTCATTGTCTGCCCCTTCTTGCACTGGCATAAACGCAGGGTGATTAGCATATAGATACTGACCTAAACCCTCGCTGATTATCCCGCCAACATCCGACGGAGTTAAACCAAAATCACCAATATTAAAACTCATAATTATTCCTCTATCATAGTAAACTGTATTGCTTCATTCCACGTTAACAACATGGGTGGTTTTTGTTTAGCTTAGCCGCTGGTTAGGCGGCTTTTTGTATTACAATATAGACTTATTCGCTATCACTACATCACGGGCGTAATCGCTAGCATACCCTTCTTCTGGATGCAACGCATCAACTGACATAGTTGCCTTGATAGTTGAACCAGCGGCGTGAGCTTTAGTTAAGTTTTTACCTAGACTAACTCGCCATACTCCACCACCCTGATCAACAACTGCCGTGATTGGTATCTGCGTTGATTCAACAAGAGATAAAGTGCCAGCATTTAAAACTGGAACTATCCCTAATGGTGGCTCAGCTAAAACATCTATAAAGTTTTGACCTATGTTTGCGCTAGCACTCAATGTAGATGAATACGGAATAACTCTCCACTCTGTACCACTCACCGAACCTGTCCAAGCTTCGCGCACATCAATATGATTGGTTATTGGTGTAGGGTTGGTTTTAATCCAGTCAGCAACAAACCATCTATCAGCATTTGCAGGTGTTAATGTGGCAGCAGCCATAACACTAGCGTCAGTCTGAATGTATGTTGTGTTGTTGGTGACTCTCGGTGTGTAAGTGGTCTGAATGATTGGGACTCCCGCCCACTCGCTAGCTATAAAGTCTAGATAAGTCTGCATCTTGGCTTGCAGTGATGGGCCGTTAGTCCCACTTGCATCATTCACACCTATCTCACTAATGATTGAGTCAAATGGTAAAACTCCACCGTTAATAGTTTTTAGTTGGTCAACGATAGATAATCGAGTGCCATATTTTATAGCAGTATCTTGATTACTTGGTTTCGTGCCGTGAATGGCGAAGTTGCAATAACTGACATAGCCACCGGCTACATTATTTAGAGCGTCAGTTATCCACGAATTACCTAATGCGTTGTCATTACCTGCTGCAATTGAATCGCCAGTAACTAGCACCGTTCTTATACCAGTACGGTTATCGTATGCCATAGCTACAGCGTTAAAGGCGTATGTATTTGGAAAACCACTGTTTCCATTCGGCATTGCCGAGCCATCTACCATTGCGGCAAGTGCTGTTGCCTGTGACGATGTGGCATACACCCTCGTATCAATATTGTTGTTACTACGTCTACCCGCCCTAGTACCCCCAACCGGAAGCTCGCTGTAACATCGGATAGTTGGATTTACTGCATTAATTATTAAACTAGCATCAATAGCATCAGACCACACCACTTGCTGAGGCGTCATTGTAAAACTAGATAATGTGCTTACATTTATATCTGCAAGTTTTGTGTTACCATCAAATAAGGCTGCTTGGACAATAATATTTGTCGGAGGTACGCCTTCTGGGGTAGCTTCGCCACTACTGCCTGTCCATCCATGTTGAAATGCTATGCGAACGTTATTAGCAGACCATCTAGGTTTAGCTACTGTAATCTGGGTAACATGATACGTCTGAACAGACCCATCTGTCACCGATGTAGTATTGAGCCTGTAGTTTGGCGCAATTCCTTGGCTATCAAAATAGTACGCAGCAGTGTTTGCGCCGGACTCAACTAACCCGTACCCAGTAAATGATTTAAAGGTTAACTCATTGCCAGTTGAATAGTTATCGCCATAAACAATTACACCTTGACCATCAGTGCCAGCAGTACCGATATCAAGCTCAACATTCCCAAGCGCATCACTAACAAGCGTTTCACCCTCAAATAATTCAACTCGCGATAAATCGGTTACGCGAGCATAGGCATTGCTTAGGGCGCTTGATAATCCATTTATTTTAAACTTGACCACGTTACTCATTTTTTAACCCCACGCAAACTGTTCTTTCCAGACGAAATCGTAATCGATCACTACACCACCACCGAAAAATAATGGTCCGACTTCTGGCGGGTTATCCGCTAACCACGCCATATTACACCACCAAGTTCACGTTGACGGCAGACGGTAACGTACTCCACGCCCACGCACCCGCATCGCCAGAGTCGTTTTTGGCCGTAATTCCTGGTCGTAATAACGCCGAACCGCTTGTCGCCATGTTTGGTGACGTAGCTCCCGAATAAACACGAACGTCACCTGTGGTTGTGTTCTGTACTGATATTTGCGTACCGACTGCGATACCTGTCGCAGCGTATAAATCCACTGGTGTTTTTGCTGGTAAAATGACGTTAGTTAATGTGTCTGACATTTTGTAATACCTTTTATAAAAATGGCCGCAATCAAGCAGCCATTAAGTTCATGTGGTTTTGTGCGATTACTCGACGTGTGCTTCAAGTTTAGCGGCTAACGTCTTCACTGTATCACGCGAACCGACTTCGATATCTTGCGCGTTACATAGTTCAATTAGATCGGCCTTACTCATTTGTTCGAATGCGCTTTGTTCAGCTTCGTCAACAACTGGAGCGTTCGCATCGTCGTCACATTCAACAACTAACGACCCGTCAGCGATCAACGCTTTAACGAATGAGTTATCACATAAAATGTTAGGCACTTCAACCGATGGGTTGTCACCTGGTTTAACCTGATAGGCTTCCGAACGTGTTCCGTTCTCAAACTTACCATTGATAGTGATCAGTCGTGCGATTGTGTTTCTTAATAACATGATATTAGCCCTCGGCCCATTAATTAAATTGAGCCGCCCCGGTACAGTGGGCCTTCTGTATCGTTCCGAAGCGGCTACCAACAATATTAACACTATTGACATTAATCGCGCAAGTTTGTTACTGTGAGTTTGCGGATAGAACGGCCATTCGAAAAGCATCTAGTCAATGCCTTCCGCAACATTTCTCGACTACCTTACGACTAAGGACCTCAAAATGAAAATCATTTCCCGTTCGGAAGCTAAACTGCAAAAATTAACCCATTACTTCACAGGTGTGCCGTGTAAACGCAACCATGTCGACGAGAGATATGTATCGACGAGAACTTGTGTTTCGTGTCGTAAACATCATTTCGAAAAGAACAGTAACTGCCCTAACATTAACGAAAGGGAAAAAGCTAGACAACGTACCGACGAATACAGACGTAAAGTGAACGAGAGAAGGCGCACCGAAGAATACAAGATAAAAGCAGAAGTATATCGTAGAAATAACAACGATAAAATAAACGAGACAAGGCGTAATTATTATCACAATAATGAAAATTTCAGAATGTCGGTAATATGTAGGTCTATGTTGGGAAGGGTATTGAACCTAAGTGGCAATACTAAAAAAAGAGGGAGTTACGAAACATTAGGTTACACTGCCAGTGAATTAATTAGACATTTAGGATCGCTGTTCACCGACGGTATGACGTGGGGTAATTACGGTGAATGGCATATCGATCACATTGTGCCCGTGTCTTGGTGGTTGAAGAACGGAGTAACTGACCCGTCAATGGTAAACGCCCTGATAAACTTACAACCTTTGTGGGCTAAAGATAATCTAGCTAAAAGCGATAAGATATAAAAAAGGGCGCTTAATGCGCCCAGTTACTAACGCATGCTCATCAAATATGGTCGCGGTACGCACCCGAGAACACATAACGGAACTCAACACCCGAAACCTTATATTCACAAGGGACCAGGATATTAAGACCTTTCATTTGTGGAGCAAGTGCGCGCCAAGGGATAGGGTTAACCATACCTAAGTTGTCGTCGTTTAGCTCATACGCTAACATGCGATCCCTACCACCAACACCTGCACCTCCAAGCTGTAAGCGTGGGAACACGCGTAACTGTTGACCGGTTGTCGTAGTATACAAGTTATTAAGCATGAAGAACTGCATAATAGTTGTGTCGGTGCCCGTATCCATACGACGAGACGTTAGAATGGCGTAACGAGCTGAGTCAATCGCTAACGCATTGGGTACATGCGTGTTAGCTGAGTCGATCCAAACTTTAATTAGCAGCGAGTTCATATCGTCCACTATTTCTTGACCTGTAGCGGTGGTCCAGTTAACAGTAGAGTTGTCGAGCGCTAAGTTAGGGTTATTGAATAAACCCGACATACCACGAGACGCGTCACCGAAGTAAGCTACACGCTGCGTATGTTCTTGTGAACCACGGAACGCGGCGCGACCTTTAGTGGCGTCAACTGGAATACGCAACTGTTGAGTTTTACGCAATTCGTCTAGTGAGTAGTCAAACGCGTTACCAGCGTAACCAATCGGCACAGATGTCTTGTTAGCAGATAGTGCAACAGTCGGAAGGTCGTCAGCACTTGAGCCGATGAACTTACCTAACGTCACTGCGTCGTATGAGATATAATCCCACGAATCAGCCCACTCGGGTACGTTGGTATTAACCGGCACCATTTCTGCGAAATTGATATTAGTGTATTTAGCTTCGTAAATCTTAGCTTCAAGATTGGTGAGCTGGGAAACGTAAAAACCCATGCCGTCATCCATTGTCGGAAGGTTATCGCGGAACGTCACGGTGTGACCTGCTGCAAAACCTAACTGCGGATATTCTGCGTCTAATACGACGCTAATAAGATTCTTTTGCATGTTAGCCACCTAAACCTAATGAAATTTTAACCAGCGAACCGGCTGCGCCACCACTTGTGAATTTAGCGTTAGGTAATAGAACACCTAATGTTACACCTGTACCGACAATACCTGAGAAGTCACCAGCACCGGTCGCACCGACACGTAAATACACAGGTGCGTCTTTGGCTACAGTGTCGAGCACAGTTACCCAGATTTCACCGTGTGTTACTACGGTCATGTCGTAGTTAGCGACAGCGCCCGATTCGGTAGCTGTACGTGCGCGGTTTAATTCGTATTTAACAACACCGTTAAATTGCGCTGCTGTTGATGCTGGCACGGGTAGTTTCGCGCCGTCTTCACCGTCGGTCACAACACCTTTACCGTAAGCGATGCCAACGGTGCCTTTGTTTAGTTTCGATACTGCGTTACAAAGCTGTAGACTTGTAACTTGACCAGCGTACGCTACGCCATGGTCGATTGCATTGCCACCTAATACGGCCATGACTTACGCTCCTTTCCAAGCATCGGCTTGAGATTGTTTAAACGATTGATATGCGTTCGGTTTCGGTTCGGCTTTATCCGTAACATCACGAGCGGCATCTTTAGCGAATTGGGG